GATGTGGGAGATTACGCTGTTGGAGGAGATTTATATGACTATACATTCGTGGATAGGAAATCTTACCAGGATTTCTGTGCTACAGTTACAAATGGTTACGGAAGGTTTGTAAAAGAGTTAGAAAGGTGTAGATCAATGGGATGTATGTTGTTTGTAGTCACTGAGACAGCATTTAATAAAATGTGGGCCAACAATAAAGCGGGATACAAAAAATTTAACTTAGATTATGTTTACCATAGAATGCGAGAGATACAAGCTGACTATTCAGATTGTTGTCAATTTGTGTTCAGTGGGTCTAGGGCTAAAAGCGAAGAGATAATACCCAAAATTCTTGTTTTAGGGAAAAAACTTTGGACAGTGGATGTTCAGTATTTTTGGGATAAACAACTTAAAAAAGATGGCTTGGGAAACAGGAATACAGAAACTCCACAGAGAGTTCAAAGATATAAATCAGCTAATTCTAGACAAAGAGGGATATTTAGAGGAAACTGAAGCAAAACTTTTGCTTTATAAGTTTCTTAGGGAAAATCCTTCCTTTGCATGTGAATTGTTCACTGGAGTCAAGTTATTTCCATTTCAGCATATGGCTATTAAGGCCATGATGGAGTCTGACTACTTTTTGGGCATATGGAGTCGGGGAATGTCTAAAAGCTTCTCTACGGGCATTTTCGCGCTCTTAGACGCTATTCTGAATCAGGGTGTTCAGATAGGTATTCTCTCTAAGTCTTTCAGGCAGTCAAAGATGATCTTCAAAAAGATAGAAGATATATCTAAAAGCCCCAAGGCTACATTTTTTTCACAGTGCATTACTAGAGTCTCAAAGATGAATGATGAGTGGGTGATGGAGATTGGGCAAAGTAGTATTCGCGCCCTGCCACTGGGGGATGGTGAGAAACTCAGGGGATTTCGTTTCCAAAGAATGATTATTGATGAGTTATTGTTGATGCCTGAGAAAATCTATAACGAAGTTATTATTCCCTTCCTTTCTGTAGTAGAGAACCCTACAGAGCGACAAGAAGTATATGATTTAGAAACTCAAATGATCGCCAAAGGTAAGATGAAGGAGGAGGATAGAAGGCGCTGGCCGAACAACAAAATCATTGGTTTATCTTCCGCCTCTTACAAATTCGAATACCTTTATAAGATATATCAGCAATATGAGAGCCTGATTCTTAATGAAAACAAACAGGATGGAGCACATAGAACTATTATGCACTTTAGTTATGATTGCGCTCCAGAGCAGCTTTATGATCAAAACTTAATAAGCCAATCTAAAGCAACAATGAGTGATTCTCAGTTTGATAGGGAATTTGGTGCTATATTTACAGATGACAGTTCAGGATATTTTAAAGTTAGTAAAATGGCAGAATGCACTCTGGCAGATGGAGAGGGTCAATGTGTAGAGGTGGTAGGAAACCCAAAAGACGAATACATTTTAGCTTTTGACCCTTCTTGGTCAGAAAGTGAAAGCTCTGACGATTTCGCGATGCTAGTTATTAAGTTAAATCGCGATACCCGAAAAGGAACAGTTGTTCATAGCTACGCTCTATCTGGAGCCAACCTTAAAACTCATATAAAATATGCCGCTTATCTATTAACTCACTTTAATATTGTTGCGGTAGTGGGAGACTACAATGGAGGAGTTCAATTTCTTAATTCTTGTAATGAGAGTGATATATTTAAAAGAAAGAATTTAAAACTAGGAGTTATTGAGGCTGACCTAGATAAAGCGCAGGATTACGAGAAAAACTTAAGGAGAGTTAAAAACCAATACAACTTGAGTAGCAAAAACATAGTCTTTTTGAGAAAACCAACATCTGCATGGATAAGGATTGCCAATGAGTCTCTTCAATCTGCATTTGATCATAAGAGGATATTCTTTGCAGGAGCCGCGATGAACGATGATTACAACAATCAAAGGAAGTCTAGAGTGCCTATAAAAGAATTAAAATTCATCCGAAATGATCCTAACGAAAGAGGAACTGATGGTGCAAGAATGATTGATTTTGTCGAACACCAAAAGGACATGATGGACTTAATTAAAGTTCAATGTGCTTTGATACAAATTACAACTTCTTTGCAAGGGACACAAAGTTTTGATTTACCCCCTAACTTAAGAAAGCAAAGTGGTGCAGATAAAGCTAGAAAAGACTCTTATTCTGCATTAGTTTTAGGTAATTGGGCTATGAATGTTTTCTACGATATGAATTCGGAAAACATAAACAACACCCAAGCCACCTTTACTCCAATGTTCATTTCTTAACTTTTAAAAGTTGAAAGTTAACTTTGGGGTGTAATATGAATTAAATCTATGGCCAAGAGAAAATATACAAAGCGTTCAGAGTATTGGAACCAGTTTAACCCTAAAGATCATCCCTCTCGTCCACAGGAGCAAGATGTCTCTCCAGAATTTATGGGAGAGCCATTTTATACCGCAGATGCTTCGTATGGAGAGGTTTCTAAGGCCAGAAGGCAGGGACTTACAGATCAGGCTTTTAAAGGATCAAGAACAAATAGGGTGGCTTTCCGTAACCCTGTAGATAGATTCGCTAGTATTCGCATTGGAATGTTGCCATACGAATATGCTGCTGATGGTGTTACCTGTCGTGATGCTATTGAGCTATGTCAAAAAGCTTATGCGAATGTTGCGGTTTTTAGAAATGCGGTAGACATCATGTCGGAATTTACCAATACCGATCTTTACCTAGAGGGAGGAACTAAGAAAAGCAGGGAGTTTTTTTATGAGTGGTTTAAAAGAATTAATATTATTAATTTAAAGGATCAGTATTTCAGGGAATACTACAGAAGTGGAAACATTTTTTTGTATCGGGTAGACGGCAAATTTAAAGCGGGAGATTACGCAAAATTAATAAATCAAGTCGGATCAATAAGTCCATCTACCAATAAAATTCCTTTACGTTATGTTTTGCTTAATCCTTATGACATCATAGCAACTAGAGCTACAGGTTTTACAAATGGGGGAGTTTACAAAAAAGTTTTATCTGAATATGAAATTGCTAGGCTGGCGAACCCACAAACAGATGAGGATTTTGGAATTTTTGAAGCATTGGAGCCAGAGGCACAAGAGTCTATCAGAGATGGATCTTATACAAGAAGAGGCATAGAATTAAACCTTGACCCCGAAAAGCTTTCTTTTTCTTTTTATAAGAAACAGGATTATGAGCCATTTGCGGTTCCATTTGGTTTTCCAGTTCTTGAGGACATCAATGCGAAGATGGAGCTTAAGAAAATGGATCAAGCTATCACTAGAACGGTTGAAAATGTAATCTTGCTTATTACAATGGGGGCTGATCCAGATAAGGGGGGAGTTAATCCTAACAACCTCGCTGCAATGCAGAACTTATTTAAAAACGAAAGCGTTGGTAGGGTTTTAGTTTCCGATTATACCACTAAAGCGGAGTTTATTATTCCCGAACTAAACCTAGTCTTAGGTCCAGAAAAATACCAAATTTTAAATGAGGACATAAAGCAGGGTCTCCAGAATATCGTGGTAGGGGAGGAGAAGTTTAACTCTACTCAGGTAAAAGCTCAGATCTTTATTGATAGGTTACAAGAGTCTCGCTATGGCTTTTTAAATGAATTTTTAAACAGAGAGATTAAGAGAATAGCTAAAGATTTAGGTTTCCGTTCATGGCCTGAGGCAAGAATGAAAGATATTGACATGAGGGATGAGGTGCAGCTTATGAAGGCATCTACTAGATTAATGGAGTTGGGTATCATTACCCCCAAACAAGGCATGGAGATGTTCCACAATGGGAGGTTCCCTGAACCTGATGAGCTTAATAAGTCTCAGAAAGAGTTTCTTGAAGAGAGGGAACAGGGTTACTACAACCCAATAGTTGGAGGAGTTCCTGTTTTTAGTCCAAACGGCAAGACAAAAGGACCGCCTAAACCTAGTGGACGGCCAGAAGGAACAACAGATATTCCCCTTGCAAACGCAAAATATTCCAGAGCAAGCATCCAAAAGACTATCTATGATATAGACGGGTTAATTCACGAAGCAAAGGCTAAATTAACTAAAAAGCTAAAAACAAAAGAACTTACTAGTGACCAACAAGAAATGGCAAGTAGCTTATGTGAATCTATCGTTTGCTCAAAGTCTAAAGAATATTGGGGAGAAACTCTAGAATCGTGTGTAAAGGATTTTAACGAAATAGAAAATTTAGATACTTTAAAAGAAGTTTTAGATATTTCTGCCGAACACACTTTAGAAACATATCCATCAGCCATTTTATATCATAGCCATGAAAGAGAGTAACTGCGACATCGAAGTATCCATTTCTGCTGAAGAAATTGAAGCAAAACTAGATAAGAAGCAATACGACAAAATTGATAAAAAAGAACTCAAGCAAGACACCAAAAAGGAAAAAGTCGAGCATGAGAAGGACGCTATCAAAGACGATAAGAGTAAGATCAAAAAGCTAGATAAAGGTGCTCCTTCAGAGAAAAAAGACGCAGAGAAAAAGGCTTTAAAGAAAGATATGAAGTTCGATAAGGACTCGGAAGAAAAAATGAAGGCTCAAATGGCTAAAGATGGTAAATACAAAGGTAAGCCAGCTAAAGCTGACATGACGAGCAAGCAAAAATCTGGTTTAGATAAAAACAAAGATGGCAAGATTACCAAGGAGGACTTTGAGTTACTCCGTAAAAAAGGTAAAAAAGAAGCTGACGGTGGATACGGTGGGGGAGATATGAAAAAGAAGGTTACTCCCAAAAAGAGTTATGCCCAGATGCTCACAGATATTGCTGCCGAAAGATTCGGTAAAAAAAAAGAAGCGAGCTAAAGGATAGCGATTTTCTTGATCCTAAAAGAAGGTCTTTCCCAGTATTATCAGCTAGAGACGTAAAAAACGCAGTTAGTAGTTGGGGTCGATATGAAGGATCAATGAGTTTTGAACAGTTTAAAAGCAAACTTATCAAAAGAGCTAAAAAAATAGGAGCAGAAAGTGCTCTACCCACAAGCTGGATGGAGAAAAAATAATGGATTATAAATATACTACAACATTTGAAGCTCTCTTACTTCCTTGTGAAATCAATGAAGCGTCTCTGATTTCGAAAGCTTCTTTAGAAAACCTAGAGCCTTTAGTCCCAAAAGATATAAATTACGAAAGCAACAAGGATCTTTTGGGTGTTGCCTTCAACGCTGCGGTAGTAAATAAATTCAATAAAAATGGTGATGGGATGGATACTTCTACTGCGGTGAAGTATACTAAAAACTTTATCCATAAGCCCACAAACATAGAACACGACAAACAAAAAGTTGTGGGTCATATTGTTTCTGCGGGATACAGCGATTTTAGTTCAAGTCGCTTGTTGGGGGAAGAAGAAGTAAAAACAACTCAAGAACCTTTTAATATCGCTCTTGGGGCAGTTTTATACAAAACAGTTAATCCTAGTTTTACAAATTTAGTGGAAAAATCTTTAGACCCCGAAGATAACGCTTATCAGAAAGTATCGGCTAGCTGGGAGGTTGGGTTTAATGATTTTGTTTTAGCGGTTGGAAGTGACATTTTAAGTGATGCAAAAATCGTTAGTGATCCTGAGGAAATCATGGAATTACAAGGTAATTTAAGGAGTTATGGGGGATCTGGCAAAACTGATGATGGTGAAGATATTTATCGCTTAATCATGGGTGATATATACCCATTGGGAATTGCATATACAATGAATCCCGCTGCCGATGTGAAAGGGTTGTATGGGGAAAGTCCCAAAACCAACAAAGTTTTTATAAATGATAAACGTGATAAAATTTCACAAAATAATAATTTAAATGTAAACAACCAAAAGAACATCATTGATATGGAACTTGAAAAGACTCTTAACGAACTAAAGGATCTTCTTAACGAGAAGAAATTCTCTAAAGAAGCTGTCGCTTCAATGACCGATACTTTTGCAGACGCTATTCGCCAACGCGACGAGCAATATCGCAAAGATATCGAGGAGCAGCGATTGGCTAAAGAAGGTAAAATCAAAGAAATGGAAGACCTCAAGTCTTCTGTGGCTGAACTTGAAGAAAAGCTTGGCTCTGCCAACGAGCGGATTTCTCACTTCGAAAATGAGAAAAAAGCCAATGAAGCTGTAGCAGCCTTCAATCAGCGCATGGAAGATATTGACGAAAAATTTGAACTTGATGATCAAGATCGCGAATTTCTCGCTTCCGAACTTAAGAGTCTAGAAGATCAAGAAGCTTACGAGGCATTCGCTTCCAAACTTGAAGTCTTGTGGAAACACAAGAACAAAGAGGTTCAAGCTGAATTTGATGCTCAGATTCAAGCCCGTATTGACGAAGAAGTCGCAAAAAGGGTCTCTAATGCTTCTGAGGAAGAAGTTGAAGTAGAGAAAGCCCTTGATGAAGCTGAAGACGTAGACGCACCAGTTGCTAACTCAAACGAAGCTGTCGCTTCAGAGGAGCCTAGTTTGCGTGATAAATTTAAAGCCGCATTCTCTCGCGACAATATTGAAATTTCTTAATTTAACACTAAAAAATTATGGCATTACGAATTCTACCATTCAGACAATACTCTGATCATGATGTCATTAACATGTATTCCGTTTTGGACTTCGATGTTAATGATAACACTATCGACTCAGGTCGCGGAGACGCTGGCATGTTTGTCAAGATAGCAGACGGAAACTTCGATAACGATCCAGTAACCTATCAAACGAATACTTACTTAGGTAAGAATGATTATCCGTTTCTTGGGACTACGGAGATGTATCCTGAAGTTAATCTTAAAGTTACAGGAGCAAAAGATGAAGATCACGCTATCGGCATGACTCTTTATCAGACTGCTAAGAACGACGAGAACGGGCAAAAGTTGCTTTACAACCCAGAAAAACAAGAAGAAGCACAGGCGATGTTACCAGGACAAGCTGTTCCTATCGCTACTAAAGGTATCTTTACTTTAGCTTCTTCAGCTTTTGACGGACCTATCACTAGCTTTGCCCCAGGAAACAGGATTAAGCTTTCCTCTAACGCTGGTAAAATTACTGGTTTCTCTACTGTCACCGCTGCAACTATCACCACTGGTGACTTGGTTGACGAGGACAAAGTATTCGGTCACGTTCTTGGAACAGGCACTCGCTCTAATGTCGGAATCACTACTGATCAGTTCTCTGGTGATTATATCGTTGTATCATTTGATTGTAACTAATTTCAGAAAGGATTTTTTATTATGAATATTACTTTAAAAAGAACTCCAGAGCAGATTGAGCTTGTAAAAGCTATGGCTTCTCGCAACCGCAATGTTGCATACGAAGCTCAAGTAGCACTTGCTGAGTTTATCGGACCTGTATTGGCCGAAGTTCTCAACAATGCTCCTACAGTGAGTAACTTGTTCAAGTCTCTTAATTTTGATGCTGATGATAACCCAAGCATCCCTCTTGATCTCTACTACGATATCGCTGACGAAGATTACGTCAGGATTTGGAGTCAGACTCACGCAGGTGGTCTTCCCAGTAACCAAGTGTTGCCAACCGCTTCTGAATTGAAAGTGGCTACTTACAACCTTAATGCTGCGGTTGATTTTGATCGTCGTTATGCTGCTAAAAGCCGCATGGACGTTGTTGGCAAAACCTTTACTCGCGTTGCACAAGAGCTTCTTCTTAAGCAGGAGCGCACTTCCGCTACTTTGCTTATGACTTCTCTTGCAAACGCTACTATTAAAACCTCTCCTCTTACGGGTGATGGTCAGGTATTCCGTTCCGTTGTCGCAGGACAACTCCTTATGGATGACTTTAATAATCTTTCAACTCTTGCAAAGCGTATTAATAGTTCATGGATTGGTGGAACTCCTACTACTCGCGTTCGTGGAATTACGGATCTTATCATGTCTCCTGAGGTTGTAGCTAGCATTCGCTCAATGGCTTATAACCCAGTTAACACTAAGGTGAACACTGGAACTGCGGATAAGGATAGCACGGCACTTGCTGCCCCAGATTCTGTTCGCGAAGAGCTTTACAGAAATGCTGGCATCAACAGCTTCATGGGTCTCAATATCCTTGAGTTTAATGAGATGGGTAAAGGAGAGAAGTTTAACACTCTCTTCGATACTGCTGCTGGATCAACTGATTACTACAAGTTCGATAACACTGGTGGTGCAGCCTTTAACGGAGCTACTACTCAAATCGTTGTCGGTGTTGATCGTAGCCGCGATTCTCTCATGAGGGTTGTTGCTACTGATTCCGAAAGCGGAAGCGAAATGACTCTTCTTGCTGACGATCAGTATAGCGTTCGCCAGAACAAGATCGGCTACTACGGCTCAATCGAAGAAGGTCGTGTGGTTCTTGATAACCGTGTTCTTTGCGGAGTTATCGTTTAATCAGCGATTCTCACATTTAAAAGAAGCCGCTCCCTTCGGGGGGCGGCTTTTTTTTTGTAATTTATTATTTAAGTGTATATAATATTGTATGGCTAAAAAGAAAACAGCTAAAAATAAGGAGCAACCATTTAAGGAAGTTACAACAGGGCAAGAACAACCTGCTAAAAAGGGCTTGCTGGAGGAGCTTGAGGAATTGAAACAAAAGGGAGAGACTAGCACAGCTAGATACAGAGATCTCTTACAGGAGGCAGAAGTTATCTTTGGAACAGGAGAAATGAACTCTTTTGGGACTAATGATCCAGATGCCCTTAAGGACAGATTATCTAAAATGAGTAAAGCTGATCTTCAGACCTTTTCTAAAAAAGTAGGGATTAATCCTTTCTATGAAAAAGAAACTGTAATTGATAATATCATGAAAGAATTTCATCGTTATCAAAACAGGACTACAGCTTTCGCGGCACCGCAACCTATTGAGACACCCGTATTAGATCCAAATAACCCTCAACATAAAGAACTTATTGATTGGTTAAATGGCTAAACGAGTGTAATACACTATATGCCAAACGTATTAGAAGATCTCGCCTCAGGAATTGTTGTCACAGAGTTCGATAGTGACACAGGAATTGCCACTGTAGCAAATGTTAGTGGGTGGCTATTTGAAAATTTAGGACAAGTTAATACTTATTTGTATACAGATTTTGACGGTGCTGCTGCCACTGGGCTTTATGGGCCAATGGATATTGAGGCTCAGAATGTTCTTAAAGAACTATACCTTTCAAATTACTACAATAAGCAAGCGAGAAATGCCCTCAGAGGCATTACAAACTCAAGTGTGAGTGGAGACAACGTTTTGTCCCTCAAGGACGGAGAGAGTGCCGTAACGTTCGTTAATCGCAATGAAGTATCAAAGGTGTATAGAGGACTCGCTTCAGACTGTATGGATAAGGTAACGCAGTTAGCTGCACAGTATAATATATACCAAGCTCAACCCAGACAATTGGGTGGAATAGATGCCAGTGGAGTTGTGGACGTTAATTATACCAGTAGTTAGGAGTCTCTCCAGACTTGAACAATCGCTGATTTAAGCTTACCACTGTCTTCGTTATAAGGAACGTTTGCCTGTTTAGCAATCTTCTTTAAGGTTTCATCTGAAGCTTTTCTTAGGGTATTTTTAAGATGCTCAATTTCAGAGAAATCTTCTTTCAAAGATTTTGATTTAGGAGCTTCTTTTTTAGCTACAGGGACAGCCTCCTTTTTTTGAGGCACAGTAGTGTCCTTTTTGGGGGGTTTAGATTCCATCTCTAATATTAACCGAAGGTTCCAAATCCTGATCCATTGTAAGCACCACTCATAAAGAGTCCAACGTTTGTGTCAGTAGGACCACCAATCTGAGATGATAAGCTTAGATCAACAGTTTGGTTAGATCCAATTGCAGAGGAGAAGCTTTCAGATTCGACCTGCACTCCTTTCAGAGTGTAGATGATTCCAGTGTCACCGCCTGGAGTTTTAATAGTAACATCAACAGTTTGAACACCAGAGTTGATTGTATTAACAAGATTCATTGCTGTAGTCTCATTAACAATTGCACTAACTCCCATGGTTACAGTAACAGGGAAATCAACTGCTCGGGCAAACGGGAATCTACTTCCAAGTCTATCAAGTGGACTTCTAGAAAGAGGAACACTCAAAGAAACACTTTGAATATGTGCTCCGTCATCTCCCGCAAGATCAGCAACAGTTTCTCCATCTAAGTTGGTCAAGCTAACAGTAATATCTCCTGGGCGCAATGCTGTGATTGTAGAAGAAGCTCCCGTAACTGGATTAGGAAGCTCGACTGTTTTACCAATATCAGTTCCTGCTTCTTGATCAATAGCTGGGCTATCAATATCGGCAGCGGAATCATCAGAACGAACGTTAGCTCCCTCTAAAGTCACAGAAACAGTGGGTAGAGAACCAACAGAGAGATCAACGGAGTAATCACTTAAGTAGCAATTACCAATGCCCACTACAGAATCAGTGGCACCTAACGCTCCCGCACCATTGAGGTCTTCTCCGTCAGGACCAGTTACAATAAAAGTATTGAAACCAGAACCCCCAAGTAAGTGACCTGAAGCAAAACCAGCCTGATCCTTGGCTTGGCCCCCAGTTGCACAGAAAAACCCTAAACATCTTTCGTTAAATCCATCCGTAAGATAGTAAGAAAAATCAGTTCCTACAGTTGGAGGATCAAGAACCAAGGAGTCAATTCTAGCGAGTTGACCAAACTGGTTAACGTCTTGTCTGTTAATGGTATAGTTAAAGTTAGCACTTTGAACTCTTTCAAGTTGTTTATGAGCGGCTGCGGCTGATGCGGCGGCATTGTTACTAACATAAAGGGCTTCGGATTGGTAAATTACTCTGTTTCTGGCCATAATTAAAGATTCTTTCTCTTGTTTACAGTTTTATTATTAAAATATGAAATTATTCAAAGCGATATCTATGTTGTTCTATGTCGAAATCAATAAATCCGATATACAATTCATTAGCTAGTTCTCTGCGGGTTCTATCGCTTAATTTTGATGTCCTTACCTTTTCTATATAAAAAGCTAAATTATCATCATAACCCGCTTTTACTCCTGTATAGTCATAGCTGTCTCCTTTTAGGTCTCCAAGTTCTGTAATTGGGTATCCAGTCATAGGAATTGCTGTTATGGTTTCATCGACAGAATCCATAAAAATAGACAAAACTCCATCAAGTTGATAGGTGTCTTCAGCTATGACTACAGCTTTAGCTTGAACCTTTGTTTTTTGCATTCCCCCAAGAGCAAAAGGGTCGTTATCTGCCTGTGCGGTAGATATGAAAATTGCTGGAACCACATCGTCATAAGGCTCGATGTAAGTGAGTGGACCCGATGGAAGTCTAGAATTAATTGAGTATTTATTTTCTACTATTAAATCGTCTTCAGTATCATTAGTGAGATAAACACTAAAATCTTTAACTGCAAACTCTCCTGTAATAGTGCTTCCAGTTTCGCTTCCCTCTACCAAAACTCTTCCATTATCAAAATCAAAAACGATACCATCACTTCTTCCTGACAAATTTGATCCAAAATAAACTCCAGTTGGAATGGTCGCGCCAGTAATAGATGAATCAGTTACCCATTGTTTATAGGGGCTTCCATAAGCTTTATAGTCAGAATCTAGGCGAGGATCGTCATAATAAAAAAACTGCCCCGTTTTATTGCTAAAGGCTTCGCCATGTTTTAACAAAAAATTATCAAACCACAAAAATAACGATGTGGTTAGTTTATGTTGGAACTGCTCTTTCATTTCAGTTGTTCGAATCTTTTTTTATACTTTTTAATAAAAGAAGAGATATACGGTAGATTTTGGAATCTACCACCTCTCACTTTATTTACACGACTTTGAACCGCTGCTCCCGATCTACCTCCACTTTTCCTCAATAAATAGCCTAAACCCGATATTCCTCGCTCAATACCTTCGGCCCAGCTTCTGCCTGTAGCCCAAGGAAGTGGGGTAATTGCAAAGATTTCTTCTGCGTTAGGAAGAGAAATATCAAAACTTACCCCCAAACCTCTACTTTTTACTTCTTTTCTGTATGAAATTTCCGTGCTTTCTAGAAGAGCTATAATTGGTAGAACGGGTTGATCACCCTCATCAAAACCTATGAATGCAAAAAGATTGGTCACACCCTGTAAAGTTCCGCTAATATTAGATGCGCTTGGACCTTCCATGATTTCCCTAGTAACGGGGTGTTCAAGAAACTCCTTAATCATTTCTTGCTTAATTGTTTTAAACTTTTCTTTTGTTTCTTTTTCGAAACTTTTGCGAACAGCTTTAGGAACCTGCCTTTTTAAAGCATTTCTAACATCTGGAGGTAGTGCTGCCATTAGGAGTCTACTGGGCTAAGAACAAAAGTATAAAATTGATTAGAAGTGAAGCCGCGAGGCTGACCATCACTTTCAATAATAAACTTTGTTCCGTCAAATTCCACCCTGCGAGCCTCACTTAAATAATCATAAGCATCTTGCTCAACCACTATCCTCACAGTGCCAGCCGCAACTACAACTTTGTTTTGTGTTCCTGCTTGTTGTGATGGTCCATCATCAGTTAAATAAGAGGTATCCATGTCATCATAGTAAATTCTCGCAGTAAAACTTTGAGAAACCTCGGTGTATTCAACTGAGCTATTTGAGCCAGTATTGGTTCTGCGGTAAAGAGAATTCCATGAATCGGTAGAAGCAATTAAAGTTTTCTTTGCATTCTTATAAACTGTAATGGTTCTCGCAAAAGTGGTATGCAAGGTATTCGCTAAATCCCTAATTTTTGTGATTTGATCTGATGATAAAAAACCTGCCATGTTGATTTTTACACTTTTATTTATATAATAAGATAGGATTAAGGCATGGATGCTAAAAAAAAATTATCTGAAAGCTCCAATGGGGAGATTTCTAGGCTTTTTAAAATGATGTTAATCATGGTCGAAGACATGAAAAAGGATCATGACTTCCATTATGAAAAGTTGTATGAGAACATTCCTCAGGAATACCACAAAATAATTGATACGGCTAACCATTTTACCCCACAAAAGGTAAACTGGATTAGGAAAAGAATTCTAGATGTTGGTAACGAATCTATTAGAAATTTAGGTTCTGAAATAGATAATTATACTGTAAGTTTCATTTTTAAATAAGGAAAAAGGTTATGGCTTTTAAAGAATTATATTCATTTACTCTAGACGAAGAAAAGGAAATCGAGAAAACCCACACTCGGAAAAACAAAAAAACTGGAGAAGAAACGACTGTCACTAAAAAGGTGAAGGAAAAAGTTCCTGTTCAGATTAAAATTAAAAGACCTTCTCGCAGAGAACTTGAGGATGCAGAACTTGAGTATTCGGTAGAATTGAGTAAATGCGTAAAAAAAGGAATTTTGACCAAGGCTATGTTGTTTAAAAAGTATAGCGATACAGGGGGAGTATGGAGCGAAGATGATGCCCAAGACTATGGAAAGCTTTATAAAGAAATTTTTGATATTCAAAATGAATATGTCCGTCTCGAAAACGTAGAGAAAAAGACAGAAAAACAGAAAGAAAAATTAGAAAAACTAAAGGAGGATCTAGCTTTTACAAAGAGAAAAATTGTTAATGCGGAGTCTTCCATGCATTCACTCTTTGATCATACGGCAGATACTAAAGCTCAAAATCGTTTACTGCTTTGGTATACTTTAATGCTCACTCATATCCAAAGAGAGGATGATGAAGATCCTCTTCCATATTTTGAAGGAGAAGAGTTCGAAGAAAAAATTAATGATTATTATGGGAAAGAAGATAATAGCAGCGATCTGTATCAAGCTATTGTTAAAAAAGTTACTACTATTTTAGCTTTTTGGTTTTTCAATCAAGCTTCGACCCCCGATGAGTTTAATAAGCTTATCGAGGACATGGAAAAAGGTGATCTTTGAAAGAAGAATTCTATATCTCACTAATAGGTGAGGCTTTTGATGGGTATACAGAAGCCGTCTTTAACGAAAAGACTGTTTATATCAAACACATCAGTATCAGGGATCAGAGATATTTACATAAATATTATGAAAAATATCGACAGCTAGCTATCAAGAAAGGTTTAGAGAGCGAAGAAGATAGGTTAAAATATGTAATTAAAGAGGGAATTTGGGAAGACAAAGATGACCAAAAGATAGCGTCTTTAGAATATGAAGTCTCAAATTTAAAAAGAACAGTCAGAAGCATTTTTCTGCCCTCACAAAAAGAGGCTATGAATCAAACTATTGATGAAAAGCTAAATGAAATTGAGAATCTAAAGGCAAGCAGGAAAGAAGTGATAGGTCAAACCGCTGATGACTACGCTACTTCTAGAAGTGCAGATGAAATTTTAAGATTTTTATTATTTAAAAATAAAGATTTAACAGAGCATTTATATTCAGAAGAAGAATTTGCAAATCTAGAGCCATGGGAAATTATGGAACTAACATCTATGCAGAAAGATGTTCAGGACAGGCTGAGTGATTCAAGAATACAAGAAGCTGTATTGCGTCCTTTTTTTAGTATGTATCTTTCGTTATGTGAAGATGTTAATGGGTTTTATTCAAAACCAGTAACAGGACTCACCGTCTATCAACTAAGGGTAGTTCTATTTGGTAGAATGTTTTTTAATATATTCCAATTTACTGATGATATACCCGAACATATTAAACAAGACCCACAAAAACTAGTGTCTTTTTCAGAGGCAAAAAGAAACCAAACTAACGGAGGAGGAGGTCTAAGAGACGATGCTGATGCCTCTGCTGTGTTTGGTGCTACTAAAGAAGATATGAAAACACTTAAACCTGAAGGAAATGCTGTTTCTCTTTCAGATGAGTTAAAGAAACATGGTGGAAAGCTTAATATGGAACAAATGATGCGATTAGCTGGGCATGATGTGTAAATCTTTGTGTAAATACAACAAAGGTTTACGGTTATGCCAATTCAGATACCAGTCACACAAACAGGATTAGAAGCAAGTATTGAGGCTGCTGCTAAAAGAGCAGGTAAAAGTCTCAAGATTAACATGGGTCCAGGTGCCAAGAGCATCGAGGGACTTTCACAGCCTCTAGGACGAATTACTGGTAAGGCAGACCAATTTACAAAATCTATGGAGGCTGCTAATGCCCGTGTGTTAGCATTCGGAGCTTCGGTGGGTGTTTTGTCGGCTGTTACAAGAGGCTTTCAAGATCTTGTAAAAACAACTGTTGAGGTTGAGAAATCTTTAGCCAGCATTAATTCTATTTTAGGAACAACCACTCAGGAACTAGATAGATTTAAGAAAACAATTTTTGATGTAGCTAGAAACACTGAACAGTCTTTCGATACTGTTGCTCAAGCGGCATTAGAATTAAGTCGTCAAGGTTTGAAAGCTGAAGAGGTTACAAAGAGATTAAATGATTCTCTTGTTCTAAGTCGTTTGTCGGGATTAGGTGCTGCTGAAGCGGTTGCAGGATTAACTTCCGCTATTAACTCTTTCAACTCCACTGGTATCACCAGTGCGGAAGTTTTAAATAAACTATCAGCCGCCGCTGTTTCTGCTGCGGTTTCGGAAAGAGATTTGATTGAGGGTATTAAGCGTTCTGGATCAGTTGCTATTCAAGCTGGTGTTTCTTTCAATGAGTTGGTTGGTGTGATTACTGCCGTTCAAGAAAGAACCGCCCGAGGTGGTGCCGTGATTGGTAACTCCTTTAAAACAATTTTTACTAGAATTCAAAGTCTAGACAAACTGCAAACCATGCAAAACCTTGGTGTTGAGGTTACAGATGCTTCTGGCCAAGTTCTTAGTGCAACCAAATTAATTCAAAACTTAGGTAAAACTTTAGAGACATTACCAGATGCCAAGAGGCTTCAAATTGCAGAGAACTTAGTTGGAAAATTCCAGATTGCTCCATTCCTAGCTATTCTTGAAGATTACAACAGAGAAACCTCTACTGCTATTAAAGTTACAGAGATCGCAGCTAATGCCACAAGTGAAGCTTACTCTCGTAATGTAGCCCTTAACCAAACTTTGTCAGCAGCCATCAACGAGGCTACCGTAAACCTTAAAGAGTTAGCCAACACTCTTGGTGAGATCGGAGTTACAGATAGTTTGCAAAATATTTTAGGCTTTTTCAATTCTTTAGTTGGAAACATTAAAAGCCTTCTTGAAGGAGAGGGTTTAGGTAGCGATTTTGCAAAAGGTATAGTAAAAGGTATAGGTGCAGTGCTTAGTGGACCTGGGTTAGCAATATTTGGCGCAATCATCGCCAAGCTAACTATTGACTTAGCCAAATTTGGAGTGGGTTCTCTTAAAACCTTCTTTGGTTTAAACAAAGCGGCAAAAGAACAGGCTACGCTTCAGGGGCAGATAGCATCCACGCTTCTAGGTAACGCAGATATTCAAAAGCAGATTATGAATATCGAGAATAGCACTTTGAGTATAGAACAAAAAAGAAAAGCTCAAATTAAATTCTTTACCACTGCTCTCAATGAGCAAATGGCAATAATGACAAGGATGCAGGGGATTGCATCTAAAATCACCCCTGCGGTTTTTGCTGGAACCAGAGGTGCAAGAGGTCGTGGTGCTGGTGGATACATACCAAACTTTAATGCTGTGATGGGCTATGGTTCAGAACAAGCTGATATTAATAAAGGAGTAGGAGGAGCACCAAGTTCCGCTAAACCAGTAACTATACCTAACTTTAATTTTGGAGGTGGGCAACGTGGCACAATGGTTGCCAATACTAGTGAGTATATCGTTCCAAATTTTGCAGGAAGTGGTGGGTCAGCGATATTCAATCAGAATATGGTTTCCTCCATGGGACTCCCTGCGGGAGCCAGAAAGATTGGGGCGGCAGGGGGATATGTCCCGAACTTTGCAAAAGCAAAGGGGGGAAAAAAGAAAATCACCAGCGTAGACGCTTCTAATTTCTTTTACTTAGTTCCAGATATTGGCATCGAGAAGCCAATACAACAAATAAAAGGAGCACCCAAAACAGTAGACGGAGTAAAGGTTAGGGGAGGAATTGTTCGTGGACCTGTCGAAAGTGCAGTCAAAAAAGGGAGCGATGCTAAAGAGGCTAGTATTGAAGATATGATTTCATCTGAAATCTTTAAAGCTGCCTCTCTATATACTAAGAAATTAGAGCCTTTAGGTAGAATAGCGCAAGAAAGTGAAATACAAAAAGGATTTGATACTACTCGCGGAGCAAAAGGGGCATTAATGGGAGTGATAGGTGCCGCTTTCGAAGTGGCTATAGCCTCGTCTCTTGATTATAGAGCCGCACAAAGAGAAAGGGGCGGGGATTTTGATGTAAGAATGGGCTCAAATTTAGAAACAATAAAAGAGTTTTTTGGTATACCGAGTGGTCAAAATACAGGAGACTTTAAAGTTAGCACATCTCAAGATAATTTAAAAAGTTTTTATCAGAAAGTTATAAAAGAAAAAGGTGCAGGTAGGTTTGATCCTAGCGAAAAACAGATGAATGCTCAAATGATGGCTACATCTGAAGTTAGATCCAAAAATCCTTCGTGGTTTGATAAGAAGGGTAATCTTAAGAGAGAGTTTAGTAGTAAGGCTGAACCACTTATACTAAGGAGAAGGGATCAACTCGTAGGCAGAAGATTCCAAAGTGCTTCTGGATATATTCCTAATTTTGCTCGCGGTTTAGAAGATGCTGTGGCTAGAGAGTCTGCGGCGGGTCTACCCATAAATCAGATAAGAATTAATCAAGATCCTTCTTTAAGGAATGCTGGGAACCCAATGGGTCTTGCGGTGACTAATACAAGGGATGAGCCCACTGGGGCTATCCCTAACTTCGCAAAAGGGCTAACTATGGCCAATATTGGAATCAAGGAGTCCAAGCCCGTAGAGGCATCTTTAAAAAGTTTAAATAATGTTATTCGTGCTCTCAATAAGGAAATAAAGCAGGGCAAGATGACCAATGCAGACGCAAATGCAGAACTTAAAAAACTTACTGCCCAAATCAAAACAAATGGTCAAACAAGAAAAAAGGTAAATGATGCGGCATCAGAAAGACTGCGTTCCGACAATGAGGTAAAAGAAGGAAATAGAGATTTGCTTGGTGGAATATTTGCATTGCAAGCTGGAATGACAATGCTTGGTGGTGCCACTGCTGATGCTACCGATGGTTTTGCAAGATACACTAATATTGTTTCAGAGGGAATTGCTGCGGGATCGACAGCATCCTTTGCTCTGGAAGGATTAGGTGGTGCCTTAGAGGGAGCGGGTGGAAAGGTTGGCAAGCTTGGAGGTTTTCTAAAAGGATTATCTGTTAAGGTTGGTATACTTACGGCTGCATACAAAATAGGTTCTGATGTTTTTGATCAAGTAACAGGTGTTACAAATGCTGCGGCTACTGCTATGGCTCAAGTTTCCGAGTCTGCTCAAAAAGCTGCCATTAGACTCGATATGCTAAGTCCTACTGGACAAAAAAGAGTTCAAGATGACATGAAGCGCATGACTGAGGGTGACTTCTTCGGAAAAGAGTCTGCTTTTGCAATGAAAGAAGATGAACTTAAAGCAATGGGAACCTTTTCTTTAAAAAGATTTATGCTTTCATCAAAAGGTGCAGCATTTGGAGCTAGAGAAGCAAATTTTGAAGGAGCAGACCTGTTTAAAAAAGGTGCATTAAGGGAATCGTTAGAGGCTGGAATGGAAACCGTGGTTGCTGCGGGGGGAGATCAGAACCAAATGCTGGAAGCTATAGATAAGATAAGAAAGGACGGATTTATTTCAAAAGATGAAGTCGCTGACACTTTAACATTTTTTGATGAACTTATAGTTAAGGCTAATAAGTTTACTAAAGCTATACAGGATGCAGAAGGTTTAGGAATAACTGAAGAAGATAAAGAATTTTTAACTCAATTTAATGAAGAGCAGCTTTCGGGTTTCTTGAAGGGTGGAAAAGCCCGAAAAAAGGTTGCAGAAGACATGGGTCTTAACGCTGAAGAACTCAGACAGAAAGAGGCTGGGTTAAGAGATCGGCTTTTTAAGGATGACGGAAGACATAAAGCCGTTCAAGATAAAGATCTTCATGATTTAAGGATGGCTCTGATTAAGAAGGAAGAGGATGCTAAGAAAAAAGCAGCCGATGCAGATAAAAAGGCAAAAGAAGTAGAAGCCAGAATTACAGCTAACCAAACTAATAGAATAATTAGAATGGCTGCTGAAAGAGCCAAGATGAACGACACGGCTCTTGATGATGCCAAGGAGGAACTTGAGATGGCCAAAATTACAACAGGTCTAACTAAAGAAGAGCTTATAAATAAACAAAATGGTATTAAAATTTTAGAAGCAGAGAGAGACTCAAGAAATCAAACTGTAGATGCCGTAAGATCTATGGTTAAGCTTACTTCAGAGCTTACAACAAAGACAGACGATGTTGTAGCTTTAGAAAACTTAATGAAAGAAGCCTCTAAAGATGGCATAATTACCCTACAAGAAGAAAACAGCATTTTAGAAGCGACTAATAAAGTTTTAGAAGAAAACACTTCACAAAAAGTTGATCAACTTAACAATTTAAAAGACGATATAATTCTAAGTAGAGAAAATTTAGGTATAGCTAAAGATAGGTTAGAAACTGAAAGGGGCATAGCAATAGCAAGAAGTGACGCTTCACTATTGGGGTTTGCTGATCAAGAAGAATTAAAAACTATTAGAACAAAAAAACAATTAGAGGCGAATGATAAACTCTTAAGAGATAAAGCTGCAATACGAACTAGAATGATTAATAGAGGTCTAGGTTTGCAGACTGATTTTGCAGGAGAGTTTAATGAACGTGAAGATGCTAGAGACCAGAAAAGGTTAACTATACTTGATAACCAATTAAATAAAAATAACCAATTTTTCGACAATTTAGACAAAACGGTAACTGAACTTGGCAGAGCTATTGATACAATCGGAGGCTTAAAAGAAGGTGACACGGGAGCCGCAGTAGTGCAAAGATTGTTTGAAAATGCAGAACTCAGAAATGAAGGAGTTACTAATCAGAAACAATTATTTAAATTTTTAAGGGGAGAAGACCGTATACATGACCCTCTTAAGGACTTTTTTGGAGATAGAAAAGGGCTACCAAAAGATCCAGAGCAGAGAGTGGCTCTAGCTATACTTAATCGTCTAATCGCAACGATGGAAGAAGGAGAGCAAGCAATGAGCGAAAATGCTCAAGCTGCGCTTGACGAGGCTGACGCAAGAATTGCAAACACAGCATTAATGAAAGGTCTTCCTGACACTGGTTTCTTATTACAAAACCAAGCCAAAGCTTTACGAGATGCTAGAGTGAGTGATCTATTAAATGCACAATTATCTACTGATCCAGCAACAAGAATAAAAGGAAGTATTAGAGATAGTAACTTCCAGAAAAGATTTGGTTTAATGCAAGCGGGAGATGTAAGAGGGTTACGTGAGCTTGATGAGGCTGAACAACTTGCAGGAACAATTGTTGATTCATCTGTAGAGTTTGCAAGAAACATTGGGGACGCAATGGTAGATGCCATAGCTAAAGGAGAAAATTTAGGGGATACTCTTAGAAGAGCCGCTTCAGATTTCTTCTTAGGTTTATCTAAGGCATTTATGAACCAAGCAATTAACAACATAATGGGCGGCTTTGGTAATCCAAACCAAGGCGGCTCTGGAGGAGGAACTGGTATTATTGGAGGAGTATTAAAATCAATATTTGGATTTAACTCTGGTGGAAGAGTAACTGGCGGTTCTGGTAATCGTGATGATGTTCCCGCTCTTTTGACTGGGGGAGAGTTTGTCATGAACAAAGGGGCAGTTAAAAAATATGGTCCTGCATTCATGATGGCTTTGAACTCAGGATCAGTCCCAACAATGAATCGGGGTGGCATGTTTACCCCAGGAAGTTATGGGCAAGGAGCTATAACTGGAAAGTCTGACTTGTTTAATTTTGCCACTCAAGGATTTACCATGGGTGGTTATGATAAAATATCTGGAGGTTCAGGATTCGCGTCAATAGCGTTAGAACCTTTAAGCGCAAGAATGACTAGGTATGGCATTGCAAATAGCCCACAAGCCCAAAGAGAAAAAGCATCTCAAGAACAAGCTTTAGGACTTTACTTCCAACAGCTTGATAAAGAAAAGCAACTTGAAGAACAAAGGAAGCAACAAAAGGGAGCTTTAAAAGGAGCCATAATGTCAGCAATAGTCAGTGGTGCTTTAATGGGAATTACGGGAGGAATAGGTAAAAAAGCTATAGGAGCAGGAGATCCTCGCGGTGCAGATTTTACCAAACCCGCAAACTTTAAATTAACAGATTTATTTACTGGCAGACGAAATCAATTTGGACATTCTACAGATGTATATGGAAATCCTGGGGTTTTACCTTTAAAAAATAACAACCTTATGATGGCTGCGACTGGAGGATCTGTCCCTTATACCGCTGGAGTTGATACGGTTCCTGCTATGCTGTCGGGAGGAGAGTTTGTTATGAATGCTGCTGCCACACAAAATATTGGAAGAGGTAATTTAGCTGCATTAAACTCTGGAGCAAGAGGAGGCAACGGTGAAGTTGTTGGAAAGCTTGATGAGCTTATCGAAGTTTCAGAAGGCAGCGGAGAAACTGTTATTAACATTACTGTTAATTCTGACGGTAGCGAAACAGAAGATGGAGGTCAGGGTGAGGAGCAAAAGAGAACTCTGGCAATGAGAATCAAAGATACTGTCAAACAAGTCATTGAAGACGAAAAAAGACTGGGAGGTTCATTAAGACAAGCTAAAGCATAATGTATGACACCACATTAAATTACCAAAACCATTTTTTTATATCTGGTTTAGTAGGCATCGGGGCGACCATGTCTGCTAGAGAACTTTCTGGAATTGAGTCCTTAGATCTTGGCTATTCAAATAGCTCAAACACACTCTCTCCTCTAGGATCATTCAAAGGTGTCACGGCGGTCGGTGGCCCAACACAACAAACAGTTTCTTTTTCTAGGTATCTAATTTATGATGACCCTATTTTAGATTTCACAGGAGATTCAGCAAGATTGGCGGGGAGCTTTAATTATGATAATAACGCTGCGTATGGATTCCATAGTGGATATTTATCTTCATATTCAGTAAACTGCGCTGTTGGGTCTGTTCCTAAAGTAAATGCCAGCTTTAACGTTTATGGAGAAATGGCTAGTGGAATTAATGCAACAGGATCTCAAGTCACCAGTCTTTACATACCAAGCCAAGGATCAATAACTGCAACTTGTGACAATAGCACCACTAATAGGGTTATTGGTTTTGATTATTCTTTAACAGTAAACAAGAAGCCTTATTATACCGTTGGGTCAGAGACACCAACTGAAGTAAAACATATTAACCCAATTCAATATACAGCATCAGTTCAGCTAGAGGTAGATGATATATTTTTAGAAAATGGTTTAAATTTTTTAGGATATGGAAAAGAAAATAAGACAGTTTCTTTTACTATTAATGGTAGGGATGGAACCGCCTTGCAGACATTAACTATTCCTAAAGCGTCATTAGTTTCAGAACAGCTAAATTCAAGTGCTGATGGGGCGGTTCGTTTAACTCTTAACTATGTTGGTCACTCATGAGCGAAAGTTTATTTTACAACAGGGATGATAATATTTCAGGTGTTACTATTCCCTCCAAGTTAGCTGGATTATCTCTTACTCCAGTCTATGGATCTCAAGTAGACTTTCAGGCGACTAATCACAGTTATACCACTGATGATTTTTATTATAATTTAATTCCTTTATCGGCTAACAGTTTGTCGGCAACGTTTTCTTTAAGGTATGACGTTAACGAGACTAATGCTCGTAGACTAGCCGCTTTTTTCGAGGCACAGTCGGGTAATCTGCCTATAGAAATATCTCCCGATAACTTAGGAATCTATAAAACATTTTCAGGTTTTTGTGATAATTATGCAATTAATTTCATGAACAACCAACATTTCGAGGTCGCTGCTAAAATCAATGTAGATCATGCACCTACCTTGTTTAATTGGTCGGGGATGGGAACTTTTCCCAATTTATCTTTTCAGGGATGGAAGCCTTCTACTAGTTATGAAAAATATGACATTGTTTATTCGGGATTAAATCAAACCAAGTTAGATAACTTTTATTATTGCACTGGAGATCACTCTTCTAGTGAGACTAACAGCCCTACAGGAGCCTCATCAATGTGGACTCAAAAATTCTTTTTTGAGCCTGATATTGGAACTCAAAACGATGTTCAAATTAAAGCTGACGTTTTAAAATATCAGAACTCTTTCACTCAAAGATTAAAAACGAATGATAACATTTCTACTTTTGGGATGAATTATTCTTTTGAAAATATTTCTGACAAGCAGACAAAGTGTATGATTCATTTCTTAGAAAACAAAGGGGGTTATAGGAGGTTTGAACATCAAATTCCCTCTGTATATAATCGACCCAAAGTATATTATTCTCCTAAATGGAGTCATACTTGGAATTACTCAGATTCTAATAAATTAACCGTTGAGCTTATAGAAGACCCTCTCGGTGTAATACCAACAGGAACATAAAATGCCTAGAGCCATAGCCATACAAAGTGATGACGCAGCCGTTCTTGTTCAGGACGGAGGGGCGAATGCTTTTGACACACATGATGCTAGTGTTCAGCCTTATAAATTAGTTCAGAATTTTACTTATAGTGTGGGGATGCCTAGAGGGGAACCTAAACAGCTAGGAAGTGAAAATGTAGCTTTTCGCCAGCTTAATAGACAGCCTGACATTGAATTAAATTTCTCTTATATACCAGAGCCCTCTTTGGGAAATGAAAGTGCTGGCAATTTTTCACACACACCATGGCTCTATTATAAACAAATGTTTTCAGGTGTTTCCAATAACAGCACTAACTTTTATGTAGTAATTCCTCCAAAAAATACAAACTATGATCCTTGGGATGTAATGACGACTGATGATGCGGATTTTAATCTGACAGGTTTTGATTGTTTGGCTTTTGGAAACTGCTACGCTAGTTCATACACTTTATCTTATGGAATTGGTGGTCTGCCGCTAGTTACCACTAGCTATCTTGCTTCTAATATGGTTTATGAAAGTTTAACTGGAGTCTCAATGGAAATGCCAGCCATAAACTTAACTGGAGGAAATAATGACAATGTTAAACGTTGCTTATTTCGAATTGATGGACAAACAAGTGATGACCTTCATCCTCCTGTTGTTAACCCAACAGATCCAAACAGTAGCATAACCTTTCAAAATTTACAGGTTGGAGGACAGAACTTATCAGGAGTTCATTTTGTTCAGTCTGTCAATATGCAAGTTAACTTACCTAGAGTGTCGTCTTATGGGTTAGGAAACAATTTTCCATACAATAGAAAAGCGCAGTTTCCCGCTGACGGGTCATTCACCATATCTTCCTTAGTATCAGGTTTTGATGATGGCTTTATGACTGGAGTTTTAGATAATGATGAAAACTACAGTTTTGAATGTGTAATAGCCTCTGGGGTCAAAAAAGTAATCTATGAAATTCAAGATGCCAAGCTAGCCTCTTACAATTATACAATGGGTATAAATGATTTAATGAACTTTAATGCTGACTTTAGCTTTAAGGTAACTGAAGAAAGAGGTTTAAGAATTAGCGGAACGTCCTACTAATCATACTCAACCCTTACATTTTTACTTTCGTAAACTTTCTTCGGTCTATCAGGGTGTTCAGAACCACCCCTTTCCTTGGCATAATTATCAAAGAACTTTTCTTTAAGAGGATCTAATCCTCCAGCTTTTTCCGCTCGTTTTTCGCTAAGTTCTGCTGATAGATTCATCATATCTCCAACAGTGCCTTTTTTGTTTTTTGTCGCTTCTAGATATTGTTGCTTACTAAAAGGATCAATTGAATTATCTATAGATGCGTTGGGAGCAAGGAAAACCCTGCTCCATTCAACGCCATCTTCAGAATAAATATGTTCATCATTCATCCCTTGAACAACCTCACGGTATTCTTCTCGGTCGGGATGTTTGTAAACATAAATAGGCATTACTTAATCTCGATTTGTTTTGCCTCTGATACAGTTTTCTTTGGGAGAGTTAGCTTCAACAATCCATTTTTCATCTCAGCAGACACATGATCCTCTGAGACTAAATCATTTAAATGTAATTTAAATTTCTGAGAACGGTCTTTGTTTTTTGCTTCAAGCTCTACAACTCCATCAACAATACTAATGTTGATATCTTTTTTAGAGAAGCCAGCTAGCTCTACTTCTGCCACATAAACATCTCCTGTATCAGCAACACAAGATTTTTTTCTAATCATAAGATCTCTTGGAGAGAGATCGTTTAAGCCATTAAAAAGGGAATTAATTAAAGTATTCATATACTTATATTATAGCACTTAAGGTGCCATTCTTCAACTGCTGTATATACAGTCTAAAATAGCATCAACGGTTTTAGAATAAGTCATTGTGTCTCCCATTTTGACACCCTCTGTGTTAATTTGACCTACTTTAGACTCTGCCTTTCTCATGGCTTCAATAACCTCATCTTCAGACCAAGTATAAAATGTGCCTTGATTGAATGGGGCATCTTTTTGGAAAAATACTCCATCTTCCGCTGGCATTTCTCCAGAAGGCTCAATTAAAATTGAGTTTTCTTTTGTTGCCCAATCTTTATGAGATGTAGCGTTTAAAACTACACTCCACTTTCCTAAACAAGTAGCATTGAATGCTGGTAAGTTCCAGCCCTCTCCACCTGAGAGTCCAGTTAAATCAATATCAATAGCATTTAAAAGTTCGTTAACCTCTTGATTTTTTTCTAATCTAGGAATTATATTTAAATTACTGTAGTTAACACCTTGTAGCGTTTCATTCCAGATCGCTTGCATCTGCTCGGGCTTAAAAAACGGATTCGAAACACAACATGAAAGTTGATATTTAGGATTATTGCCATAACTTTTAAGCCATGTTTGGATTATTTTTTGGGTATGTTTTCTCTTTTCCCATTTACCCATTAAACCAAAATGAATGGTATCCTTTAAATATTCTTTGCCTGTTATTTTAAAATCTTCGTCAAAGCCCAAAGGGATAAAGTTACAATTAGTAAGCCCTTTATCCTTGAAATGTTTTTTTGCCTCTCTTGAGCTAAAGAAAGTTTCATCTTGTAAACCACAAATTTTAGTTTCTACTTCTGTAGGTTGATTGCACTCATAGAATGTAAAAAGATATTGGTCTTTGGTTTTTCTATTTTCGCTTCCATTTAAATGCCACAGCTTAAGAGAAGGGGTTCGTGATGAAATATTCTTCCATCTGTTGTTAATAGAATCTTCAATATATTTTTTTAGATCATCAGATAAATCATAAGCTTTAAAATCTATTTCCCCAGTTGGAAAAATAGATAATGAAACATCTTTTCTGTGAAACTCTCTAACAATGTTTAGAGCAACATTGCCAAAGCTTAAACCATTGAACGGTGCTTCTAATATTAATTTCATTAAAAGGGAACATCGTCAGAGTCCTGAGAAGAGTTATCGCCTCCATCGGAGTCAGACTTTTTGGCTGAACTCAAGAACTGCAAGTCTTTTCCTCTAATGTGGTATTTGCTGAAGTTTTTACCATCTTTTTCCCAAGAGGACATGCAAAGCTCTCCTTGAACAATAAACTCTCTTCCTTTAGTGAGATATTTTTCTGCAATTTCGGCGGTCTTATCCCAGTATTCAATATCAATAAAACATTTTGTTTTAGCGTTTGATGTAGAAATACCAGCCCTAAGGTTTGCAACCTTTTTGCCAGTGCTAGTTTGACGGACCTCGGGATCTTTTACAAGATATGCGGCTGCGGTGATTGAATTAAACATAATTTCCTTCTTTTTTTACTTTGTTAATAAACTTGTTGTGAACATTAATGCATCCCTGAATGCTCATATTTAACTCTTCTGCAATATGTCTCCAAGGTGTGAGCTTATTATTACCTGCTCCGTATCGCATGTCAACTATTTTTTTCACCCTTTCGTCTTTTTCTTCCTCTAGACATTTTTCAAACACACACATAGCCTCTCCCTTATTGATGTCTCTAATGAAAGAGTCACAACTAGGCTCAACATAGGTATATTCGTCATCAATAAAAATTTCTTTATTCTTTTTTCTTTTATTGAGAGCATTAAGACATTTCCACTTTGTTTGGTTTGCTAAGTGGGTAGAAAATTTTGTATTTCTGTCGGGATCATAATTTAGAGCCGCAGAATAAATAGTGGAATCTTTTTCTCCTACTATCTGGCTCTTATCGAGAGCATTTTGAGGGTGAGACATAAAATGGTTCACCATTGAGTGAAAAATACCAGAGTGACGATCAATGATTTCCAACAAGCTGTCTTGATCATTGTCGTCTTGAATCTTAGAAATTAAAGTCAAGTCACTACTCATCGACCCAATTCTATGCTCTGGTTTACCTTTTTCCACAAAAACTGAAAGTTCAATTCTTGATTTTATATTATATTTATATTACGTTTTACTGTAAGTAAAACGTAATACTTTACCTTTTACGTTAGGAAAGGAAGAGTCGTTGTCTCCGTTTCACGGTATATTATACGGGCGACTCTTGGTTTGTCAAATTAAATTTTCGGAAATTTTCATATTGACTTGACAGAGGCATATTGCTAAGTGTAAAATTGTTTAGTCATGATTTTCGAAGAACAAGTATCAAGGAAGCCCGACCACTATCCATGGGCGCAGGAGTTTATAGAGGCAATGCATAACGGTTTTTGGACCGATAAAGAGTTTAGTTTTAGTAGTGATATTCAGGATTTTAACGTAAATTTAAGCGAAGATGAGAGGGAAATGATCATCAGAACGCTTTCTGCGATTGGTCAGATTGAAGTAGCCGTTAAGAAGTTTTGGAGTAAGTTGGGAGACAACCTGCCTCATCCCAGCTTAACTGACCTCGGCTATGTAATGGCAAACGTTGAGGTTATTCACAATAATGCTTACGAGAGGCTCTTAAAAGTCCTGGGATTAGAAGATGTTTTTGAGGAAAACCTAAAGCTAGACTTTATTGAAGGTAGAGTTAAATATCTCCGCAAGTATAACCACAAGTTTTACAAAGATTCCAAGAAACAATATGTGTATGCACTCACTCTTTTTACTTTGTTCGTGGAAAATGTTTCTTTGTTTAGCCAGTTCTATGTGATTAATTGGTTTAATCGTTATCGCAATGTCCTTAAGGATACTGGTCAGCAGGTGAAGTATACCAGAAACGAAGAAAACATTCATGCTCTTGCGGGAATCAAAATTATCAACACCATCCGAAGCGAGCATCCAGAGCTTTTTGATGATGAATTGGAGGAAAGGATTGCCAGCGAAGCCAAAGCTGCCTTTGTAGCAGAAAGTTACCTCGTAGACTGGATGGTAAATGGATTTAATGAAAAAGGTCTCAATGCCGACATCTTGAA